GTAGTAGTAGGGGTGCTCGACGTGCCTGGATTCCATTCGTGAGAATGAGAAACCCAGCGTAGCCCAGGGGTTAGTGTTTACCGTTCTACGATTGCCGAAGGGGCCTCGCTGGTCTGCAACAACAACACCGTCCGCGGCTAAAAGGAGCGGTGTACAGCCTTTCCAACCTTGTTACCGGAGCCACCACCCGAAAGGGCTGGGTAAGTGATGACCGGCCTTGATGGAACAATCGCGTCAGTAACGAATGCCCACCGGGCGACTGTGAAACCACGCGTGACCTGATAGGAGTTGTCTGCCTTATTATATATGGCTAACAAAGGTGAGAAAACAAAACAGGGTACGAGAGGCAATCATTCAAGGTCTTCATCTGGGACCTCGAGCTCTAAGGAGTCAAGCTACAGATCTTCTCGAGAGTCGTCCTCGAGTCGTAGGGTAACACCACCTGTCAAAAAACAGGTGTGGAGGGTGAAACAGCAACCTTCAGCTGCCATCCTGGATCAACTGGAAGAGAAGGAAGACTTCCAAGTTGATGTCAAAACAAACTCGCGGAAGAACGAGTATAAACACGCCCCTCCCAGACAAGAAGAGGTTAAAAGCGACACTCATAGGGCGAATGAGTCTAATCCAACGCCCCCTGGTACAGCTGGGGAGGGCCCTAACGGCCCCCCAACCCCGGACCCGGCGCCTATCCCTTGGAGCAAAGTATATGCGGCTCGAAGGGCTGAGCAACGGAACGTTCTACCCCAAATACGTTCCACCGGTGATCCGGATGAAGATTGGGACAGCTTTGAGTCCACGGTCCGCGGTTACTTCCTCGGCAAACGCCGAACCGCTGCCGAATTGGACGGTTGCCTGCGGCAGATCAAAACCTGGTGCAACAGGTTCAAGATCAGCTTGGCTCGCGATGAGGAAAAAGTTTTGCACTTGGTGCGTGGGGTTTATCTTAAACAACACGCAATCGATCCAGACACCGCCACGGTGGTAAATCCTCTCGACGCGCAGACAACTTGGGACAAAGTAGTGTCCACAGTGTTCCCATGTCTAGGCGACACCGCCATACAGCGGCGCCGAAAGTGGGAGGCTGGGCTTTCAAAAGCTCCGAAACTTTCTTACAAAACTAGTGGTAGGGGCAGCATCAACAGAACCATCGTAGATGTCTGCACCCAATATTCAAAGGAAGACGCGGAACTTGAGAAATTGCACCCAACCGCAAAATTCGCATACGCCTTGTACGAACGCTGTGCGTGCAAACCTAAAACATCGGAGGTGTTGTTGTCTGTGAAAGGATTCTCACCACTGATAGCGAGGAATTGCATACACAACGAGGCGAAAGCTATTTGCACACGTCAACTTTCAACTCCGATCCCCGTCGCGGATCCAAACATCGCCATCCTTTGGGAAGACGCTTTCAACACTCTCTGGGAGTGGTCCAAGCCCGTGGTAGAAACTAAGAAATACGAGAATGATTTCTACAAATGGGTTAGCCGCTACCCCGAGGAACGGAGAAAGATGATCATGGATGCCGAGGTCCGACTACGCGAACGGCAGGCAGAGGTCGATCCTACGACCAAAGCATTCGTCAAAAGGGAATTCATCACCGGGAAGACCCTAGAAAATTTTAAGCCCAGACTTATTAGTGGCAAGACTGACGAATTCTTGGTTCAAACCGGCCCGGAGTTCTACGCGCTGGACAAAGCAACCAACGCTTTACTGTTTGGACCAAACAGTGACATTTTTATCACGGCTGGAGCCACCCGGGAACAAATCGGGGCTTATTTTTCCGAGCGGATTACAGAAGGTGCTGTCATCATAGAAGACGACTTCAAAACCTTCGATGGTTCGCAGGAGAAAGAATGCATCTCCAATTATCACAA